AAGATTAGTCTTGATCGTCGTCTTCAATATCCTCATCTTCGTCCATGTCTGGCTCATCTTGAACATCAAGAACATCTTTGATGTTAGCAATGTCGTTTTCTAACTTTTCAATTTTGTCCTCAAGCTCTTCAATTTTATTTTTTGGATCTTGCATTTTCTCCTCCTTGTAGGTGTCATGAAATATTTTTTCCCATTCAAAAGCAATCATTTAATTTAATATTTTTTCCATCTTTTTTATTATACTTCGTGGGAAACAATTACGATCTGAGAATACAGCTTGCTCTGTATCATACGAGGCAAAAGTCCAAACGTGTTTTTTATCTTTAGCGAATATGTATGCCTGTGAAATCATTGTAGCCGGCAATAACTTTTTCATTTCATCTACATCTGCATGCCCCGCGTCACCGCACGGATCTAACCATACAATTTTATAGAAGTAATACTTCTTCTTGTTAATAACTGCATGTTTATACCTTTTCTTACGTCTCATAGTGCATACCTACCATAAAAGATTTTAAAAAAATATTTCTATTTTTCCAAAGAGGGTCAGACAGGGTCGTCAAAATGAAAAATCTGTCTATAAGTGTTGTTATTATTGAATAGTAGCATATAGCAGGGGGGTCGTCAAAGGGGTCGTCAGAGGGTCGTCAAGCCCCTACACCCTCAGACATTTTTACAACTGTAAATTGAATATTAGTTATTTGACCCATATTGGACGTTTTTTGTCTGACCGTTACCTCGAAAGTCTGACCCTTGTCTGACCCTCTGTCTGACCCTATTTGTTGCCTAATTTATGCCATATTTACGCTTTAATATCGCCATCTTTGATTCTGCGTGTTCTATCTTACCTAGCAGTTTATCTATCTCACCGGTGATGTCGATGTGCTCTGGAATAATTCTAGCTGTCGTTAAAAGGATTTGTATCTTTGCATCAGCATCAGCAACCTCTGCTTCATACCTTTGCAACATAGCTTTGTAGATTATCTCACGTGCCATAGGTTGGTTTCTCCTCCTCTTCTCTTAATAGTTCATGATATTGGTCTAATCGTTTTAAGAAGTCGTGTTTTGCCTTACGTAAATTAAGCCCGTCAATCTTGAATTCTTGGTAATATAGGTCAGGAGTGCATACCATAATTACACATTGTTCAATGTTAGAGCCATGAACATAGTCATGAGCCATGGCATATGCTCCGGCTTGCAACTTATAATCTCCAATCCATTCCTCTTTCTTGGGTCTATTAGCTTGCTTGAAGTCAATCACAGTCTCCTTACCGTTATGTATGCCTACAAGGTCTGTGGAGCCCGCAT